CTGCACGTAGTCAGTTGGAACAGCTACTCGTGGGAGTTACACCAACAGACTTGCGCAAGAACGAGGCTATTCGTCAAGACGTCAAGAGAAACGTAGACGCCATCCTCGACAAGTTCAACTTCTGAAAGGTAATCATGAACATTAAATACTTAACACACGTTCGTCGCATCTTTGCTACATACGATGCGCCCCCCGAAACCATCCGCAGTTACCAACGCCAATGGGTACGCTCTATCCGCAGGCTTGGCAACAAGTGGTTGGTTGCACGTCAGGTTCCACGCTTGGAAGTGTGATGCGATTTCGCAGATCCGCTACACCCAAGAAGTATCTGTCTCAGGCAGAGGTAGAGAGGCGTCTTTATGGCGCACCTCTGCCCGACCTGCATAAGAACACACGCCCCCTTAGTGGGGGTGCGTTGGAAGCAAAAGAAATTCTTAACAAACTACAAGGAACAAACAGAAAGGAAACGGTCATGCCTGATCTTCAGTCAGCACTCAAAAACGCAATCGAAACGTGGGAACCCACCCCCACAGGACAACAACTCAAGGAGAAACTTATGACAAAAACCCCATTCGCAATTCAAAACAACGTAACTCGTGTGACCTTTGACTATATAAAGTTACACCCGGGCACTACTGCCGCCGCCGCGAGTCGCGACCTCACCAAACATGGCTTCAAAGAGTCATCAGTTACCGCGCTCATGGCTCAGTTCGTCCGCGCTGGTCTAGCTACTCGCGATAACAACCACGGCTATCGCGTTACTGTGGACGAATACGTACCCATGAAGGCAAGCGTTAAATACACAAAGAAGCCCAAAGCGCCCACGAAAGTCAAGCCAGCGACCGCTAACGACCACAAGCGACCACAAGCGACCGCCCCACAGAACGATGGCATTGCCGCGCTACAACCCGAAGCTACAAGCAAGCGCGTGGTGAATACGATTGTGTTTGGCAAGACGCCAGAGGAAACTATCAAGCACATGAACGCTATACAAGCACGCGAGTTGTATGACTACTTGAAGAAACTCTTCGGCGGATAATATGACTTGGCCTTTCCCACCATTCCCAAACCCAAAAGACAAGGGCACTCGCGTGCCCAAGTTCAACCCAGATAACCATGAGGACGCACCACTATGAATAAAGACACGCTGTTTGTTTTAGCGCAGAAGTCTGGCATGGGCTACATACAACATCTTAATGAAGCCCAAGTTGAGAAGGTAGAAGCTTTTGCCGCCCTAGCACGCAATCAAACACTAGAAGAAGTAGCGCAAGAGTTTGAAAGGATGCGTATTGCCTTTGGTGATACCGCCGCAAGTTTTGCGCAGTACGTTAGAGAGATGAAGAGTGAAGAGTAATCACAATATCATTCGGGATACACTCAAACAACACCCCGATGGTTTGAAGTCAAGCGATATATCTAAGCTCACGGGCATAGACAAGCGTGTTGTCAACAAAGCATTGGAGAGTGTGTTTGGGGTGTACATCGATCGGTGGGAGAACGCAACTTACCGCAATACACTAGCCGCAATATGGGTCGTCGTTGACGTGCCTGAGAACTGCCCGAAACCTAACCACACAGGCAGAAGAACCAAATTAAATTCAGAGGACTGACGTGTTCACGATAAGATGATTTGTGCAAGCCCAGTAGATGCGACCACACTTTGTCGGCAACAAGGGGCGTCCAGTCCTTTGAGTAATTGACCTCTTGTTGCCATTCCGCAACGCGACACGAGGGGGCGCGTAATCTACTTTACCCCCTCACCTAATTAACAGGAGGTTGACATGTCAACACCAGAAGTAAAAGTCAAGAAGCAAATCAGGAAGATTCTTGATGAGCTTGGCATGTACTACGCCATGCCCATCGGGACAGGGTACGGGAACTCAGGGGTGCCTGACTTCCTTGTATGTGCTAACGGCAAGTTCGTTGGCATCGAAGCGAAAGCGGGTAAGGGTAAAACCACCGCTCTACAAGAAGCCCATCTAAGCCGCATACGTGGCGCAGGGGGGATAGCCGTTGTCATCAATGAGGACAACATACAAACTTTAAAGGAGGTCTTATCATGAGCGAAGCAATGTCACAAGAAGAGTTAGAGCAACGCATTAACAAGATGTCAGACGAAGAGCAGGCGCACTTCAAGCTACTGATATACAAGTTGGTGATGTGTTATGGAGAAGGGCAAGCGCAAGGCGTTGTCATCATTGGTCGAGCAGAAGATAACTTCGCAGGAGTCGTCACCCTAAACTGTGATGAGATGGAGGCGTCGCAACTTATGTTGGCGGCAAACGATTTTTTCGGCTTTCTAAACGTCCTCGACGCACCACCCAAGGAGAACTTTAATTGACCAAACCATTTGACAGAATAATAACCATCGACTTTGAGACGTACTGGGATAGCAAAGAGTACACGCTCAGCAAGATGACAACAGAGGAGTACATACGCCATGATAAATTTAGAGCGTTCGGAGCTTGCGTCCATGTATACGGAAGCGATGAACCAATTAGATGGTTTGGAGATACAGAGTTACGTGAGTACCTTGATGGGGTCGACTGGGGACGAACCGCAGTGCTTGCCCATAACGCACAGTTCGATGTATCAATTATGGAGTGGAGATACAACGCCCATCCATGTTTCATCTTCGACACGCTATCGATGGCACGAGCTTTACGTGGCGTGGAAGTTGGAAACTCACTCGCCAAACTTGCCCGAGATTTCGGACTCCCCGAGAAAGGGACAGCTGTACACTCAACTAATGGAGTTCACGAGTTGGACGCCGCGCTCGAGCGAGACCTCGCTGAGTACTGCAAACATGATGTGTTTCTGTGCGAGGAAATATTTAAACGGCTGGTGGATGCCTACCCATCCAAGGAGTTAAGGCTCATCGACATGACGCTGAAGATGTACACGCGTCCGCTGTTGCAGTTAGATCAACCAATGTTAATCAAGGCACTAGCCGAGGAAGGAACTGCTCGTGAACAACTATTACAGAGGCTCGGCGTGGAGGAAGCTGAGCTGGCTTCGAACCCAAAGTTTGCTGAACTACTTACGAAACTCAATGTGGTTCCGCCCACAAAGACAAGCAAGACAACGGGGAAAACCACGCTCGCTCTTGCCAAGAACGATGCCCTATTTCAAACGCTACTCAACAGTGAACGTGAAGACGTTGCCCTACTTTGTCAAGCGCGTCTTAAGGTTAAATCAACCACTGAGAGAACCCGCGCCCAAAGATTTCTTGATATTGGACAACGTGGTACGCTTCCAGTCCCGCTTTCTTATTACGGCGCACAGACAGGCAGATGGACAGCGGCGAAAGGCTCGGCCATTAACATGCAAAACCTTAAGCGCAAGTCGTTCCTACGCAAAGCGATTATGGCTCCCGATGGCTACCAACTCGTTGTCGGCGATCTATCGCAGATTGAGCCGCGAGTGCTTGCGTGGCTTTCCGACTACGAAGATATGCTTGAAATTTTCAGGCGTGGAGGCGACCCTTACGCGGCGTTCGGCAGTCAGATGTTTAACATCCCCGGTCTCACCAAAGACACTCATCCAGACTTGCGGCAGTCGGCAAAGAGTGCGCTTCTGGGATGCGGCTATGGACTCGGTTGGGCTTCCTTTGCGTCCCAACTACTTGTCGGGTTCCTCGGTGCGCCGCCTCAGCGGTATTCGAAAGACTTTGCAAAGAAGTTAGGCGTTGACTCAGAGTATGCGAGCGCGTTTGTAAAGATGTCAGGCAACGAAGAGAAGCTGTTGGAGATACCGCACACGTGTACCACGCCGGAACTTCTGCACCATGCGCTTGCATCCAAGGCAATCATAGATACGTATAGGAGAACTGCGTACCCTGTTGTAGCGTTCTGGAGTCTCTGTGAAACAGCTTTGCACAGGTCGCTTGTCAATGGCGAAGAACTCGTGTATAAATGCATTACGTTCCGCAAAGGCGAGATTGAATTGCCCAACGGAATGAAGTTGTTGTACCCTGACCTCCGCTATGAGAAGGACGACAAAGGTAGGAGCCAAGCAGTCTATGGGCCACACGCTACCAAGTTGTATGCAGGGAAGATAACGAACAACATCACGCAAGCTTTGGCTCGCATTGTGATGACGGATGGTATGTTGAGGGTATCAAAGAAGTACCCGATCGCAGGCACAGTGCATGATGAACTGATTGCTGTTGTACCTGACGATGAAGTGATTGACGCTAAGACTTGGGTCTTGGCGCAAATGACTATGGAGCCGCCCTACATGAAGGGCATTCCATTGGACGCTGACGGCGGCGCACACCGTAGATATGGATTAGCAAAAGACTAGGAGAAGCAATGCAGATACCAAAACAAATATCGGTGGGTAGAAAGACGTATGTCATTACCCGACCGCACACAATCCAAGACCCTGCGTCTTATGGGCGCACGTACTACGACGAGAACCGCATTGAGATAGCGCGGTTTGACAATCAAGGCAACACGTTTGAGCAAGAAGAAATAGACGACACGTTCTGGCACGAGCTTACACACTGTATCCTGTACGACATGGGGCATGACCTGTGTGACAACGAGCGCTTCGTTATTGCTTTCGCCAACCGCCTTTCTCAAGCAGTCAACTCAGCAAAATTATGAAACAACCCGCATGGTCACACTCAGCCCTCAAAGATTTTGAGGGATGCCAACGCCGTTACCAAGAGGTCAAGGTCTTGAAGAACTACCCGTTCACCGAGACTGAGGCAACACGTTACGGCAATCAGGTACACAAGGCTATTGAGGACTACATCGCAGAGGGCAAACCAATACCCGCTGAGTACTCACAGTTTCAACCTGTGGTGGACGCCATGCTGAAGAAGAATGGGCGCAAGCTCGCTGAGTATGAGATGGCGCTGACTGTCGACCTCAAGCCTACTGGTTGGAAAGACAAAGACGTATGGGTGCGCGGCATTGCTGACATCCTAGTCGTTGATGACGATAACCTCACGGCGTGGGTGGGTGACTGGAAGACAGGCAACAACAAGTACCCAGACAGAGATCAGTTGGTGCTTATGTCCCTCATGGTGTTTGCCCACTTCCCACACATCCGCAAAGTTAACTCTGCACTTTTATTCATTGTCAAGAACGACATGGTCAAGATGTCTATGGCACGAGATGATGCCGACAAACACTGGTGGGACTATCGTGAGCGTACAGCGCGGCTTGAAGCTAGCTTTGCTAACGACGTGTGGAACCCAAACCAAACACCTCTATGCGGGTGGTGTCCAGTAAAAACCTGCGAGTTCAACAAAAAACACTAAGAGAAACAAATGGCTTTACATTTACCAAACGAATTCACGCAGACCCCATGCAAATGCCACATCTGCCATCAAGAAATTAGAGAAGACCAACACGCCATCGAGCACTCAGACCACGGCGTGCTATCCCAAAGCACTGACCCGCGAGTGGCAAATATTCACGACCACATTGAAGGCTATGTGTCATTGTGGTTTCACCCAGAATGTGCGACGATTATGGCGTTGCGCTTAGCGCATGACGTGATGCGCATCAAGACGGTTAAAGACCAACCGATGCGCGTAGTAGATGCGCTTAAATCCGTGTCCAAAATCAACCAAGCAAGATAGGAGCTAACATGCCTTACGTAAACAAACCCCGCCCGTACGCAAAAGAGTACGAACAGTATGACGGCACACCGATGGTCAAGAAGAAACGTGCCGCACGAAACAAAGCACGAGCAATTATGGAGAAGGAAGGATTAGTACACAAAGGAGATGGAAAAGATGTCGACCACAAAAGAGCCCTATCCAAAGGGGGAAAAACCGTACGTTCGAATCTCCGCGTCAAAGACGCGAGCGCAAACCGTTCGTATGCGCGAAAGTCAGACCACTCTATTAAGTGACATACCTACTGCAAGACTTATCGATCTCTGGGTAGCGCGTTGGGGACATGACTGGGTTGATCTGGTGGAAGTAACAGAAGACCCATTCTACAAAGATGCGTACGACAGAATGAGAAGAGAAGGTGAACTTGAGATTCACTTCTTAACCGATCGCTCTAAGTATGTGTGTCGTAATCCAAAATAAATCAAGGAGAAGCAAATGGGAAAAGTAAAACAAGCAATTCAGCTAACCGCGTCACAGGTGGCGACAGCAAACAAAATGGGAATGTCCCTGCAAGACTACGCAAAAGCTATCCAACAAATTAACGCACCAATAACAATGACCACGTTCAATCCTAACAATGACCCTGTGTATTCGATACCGCTGTCAGAGCTAGTTAATCTGTGGCGTGCGCGTTATGGTGATACGTGGGTAGACGTATCCGAGTTAGAAGATGACTTCTGGTCTGATGCATCAGCACGATTGCACACAAATAAAAAGATGGAAGAACTAAACCATCACTCAGACAACTCGCCGTGGGCTAGGCTGAAGGAAGATGCGTAATGCAAATCGTTGAAGACAAAGCGCTCGTACTGCGCACGCGCAACCCGCACAAATACGCGATCATTCCTAAACACAAAGTTCTTTCTGAAGAGAACGGCATCTATGAAGTTGCTGTGTACTGGGGGCTTGATGAAGCGCGAGTGCTACGCAATCTTGGTGTGAAGGATGTGCCGTCACCTATCACTAGGCGCTACGACTGGCCGGGAAAGTTTATACCAATGGCTCACCAAATAGAGACAGCGGCTTTCCTCACAATGTATCGCAGAGCGTTCTGTTTTAACGACCCCGGAACGGGCAAGACTTTGTCTGCGCTATGGGCGGCTGACTTCTTGATGAAGCGTGGTGAAGTTCGTCGCATACTTATTCTCTGCCCTCTGTCTATCATGCACAGCGCGTGGATGGGCGACATCAACCGAAGCGTGATACATCGCTCAGCCATTGTCGCGCACCATGCTCAAGCTAGTCGGCGTATTGAAATGATTCAGCAGGACTACGAGATCGTCATTGCCAACTACGATGGCCTCAACTTGATTGCATCCGAGATCAACGCTGATGGTAGGTTTGACTTGGTGATTGTCGATGAAGCCAACGCATACAAGAACCCGTCTACTCGTAGATGGAAAACACTCGCATCAATCATCAAGCCAGAGACGTACTTGTGGATGATGACTGGTACGCCCGCATCACAGTCGCCTGTGGATGCGTATGGCTTGGCTAAGTTTGTTAACCCAAGCGGTGTGCCTAAGTTCCAGACATCATGGCGCGACAAGGTCATGAACAAGATCAGCATGTTTAAGTGGGCTCCGAAGGTTAACGCTAAAGAACTTGTGTACGAAGCGCTTCAACCTGCAATACGTTTCACCAAAGACCAATGCCTTGACTTGCCTCCCGTCATCACAGTCACACGCGAAGTACCAATGACACCACAGCAGGCTAAGTACTACAAGCTACTCAAAGAGCAGATGCTTTTCCAAGCTGCCGGAGAAACAATCAGCGCAGTCAATGCAGGCGTTGCTGTAAACAAGTTGCTACAAATCAGTTGTGGTGCCGCCTACACAGACGAGAAAGAAGTTGTTGAGTTTGACTCAGCGCCTCGCCTTGGGGTACTGGAGGAGGTATTAGAAGAGACAAGCCGCAAGGTAATTATCTTTGCTTTGTTCCGCTCAAGCATTGACACAATCGTCAACTATCTTACTAAGCATGGCTACGCCGTTGACCAGATTCATGGCGACGTGTCTGCAACAAAGCGCGGTCAGATCATTAACGACTTTCAGACTACCGACAACATCCGCGTACTGGTGTTGCAACCACAAGCGACAGCACACGGGATTACCCTAACTGCCGCTGACACAGTTGTGTTCTTTGGCCCACTCATGTCAGTGGAGATGTATACGCAGTGCATAGCACGAGCCGACCGCAAAGGTCAAGACTCGGACAAAGTTACTGTGGTACACATTGAGTCAAGCCCCATCGAGAAGAAGCTCTTCAAGGCAATGAATACAAAAGTTTCCGATCACGCTTTGCTTGTCGGCATGTTCGACAGTGAAGTAAAAAATATTTAAGAAAGGAGTTGCAAATCAATTCAGTCGTGCTATGCTGTCAAACCATTGACAATAAAACTATTTCAGGAGAAGCAAATGTTAAACATAGATGATGAGGAGCCCGCTCCTCAGGAAGCGCCGTCAGAGGTCACTGTCCCTATGGACAAGTTGGCGAAGGTGTACCGCAGGATGCAGTCACGCGTACAAGAGTTAACCGCTCAGTACGAGTCCGAGATTGAGGACATCAAGCGTCAACAAGATGTGGTGAAGATCGCTCTTAAAGACCAGATGCTCAAGCTCGGTGTGTCAAGCGTGCGCACAGACCAAGGTACCGTGGTGTTGTCTACCAAGACACGCTACAACACACAGGACTGGGACTCGTTCAAAGAGTTCATCAAAGAACACGATGCGTTGGACTTGTTGGAGAAGCGTATTGCGCAGACCAACATGGCTACGTTCTTGTCTGAGAATCCCAGTCTAGTTCCCGCAGGGCTTAACTCTATGACAGAGTACGCCATTTCAGTTCGTAAACCAACTAAGTAATCAGGAGAATCATTATGAGCAATGTAGCTCTATTCAACCCATCCCAAGCCCCCGCGTTCGCAAAGAACCGCACATCGTTGTCACCCATGGCCCGAGCCCTAGCCGGTGGCGCAGTAGGTAACCGCACCAAGAGCATCTCCATCAAAGGCGGTGTGTTTCGTTTGAACGAAGGCGGCAAAGAGATTGCCGCTATCGAAGAGCGCTACCTCGATGTAGTCATTGTCAATGCCGCGCCTGATGTTTCACGCGTGTTCTATGCCAAGGCTTATGACGGCGAAGTCTCTGCGCCTGACTGCTGGTCACAAGATGGCAAGACTCCAAGCCCTGAGGCAAGCAACCCACAGCACAACAAGTGCGATGGATGCCAACAGAACATTGCCGGTTCTGGTCAGAACAACAGCCGCGCTTGCCGCTTCCAACAACACATTGCTGTAGTGTTGGCCAATGATATGGAAGGCTCTGTGCTCAAGCTGACTGTGCCTGCCAAGTCTGTGTTCGGCAAAGAAGAAGGCGACAACCGCGCCTTGCAAGCTTACGCTCGTCACTTGGGCGCACAGAACATTGACCCATCTGAGGTCATCACACGCATGAAGTTCGACACCAAGTCGGAAGCACCCAAGCTGTTCTTCAAGGCTATGCGTTGGTTGACTGACGACGAGTTCCCAACCATTCAGGAACAAGGCAAGACAGACACCGCTCTTAAAGCGATCACAATGTCTTTCTCTAAGATGGACAGCGTTGCCGCTCCCGCACCTTTGAAGCTTGAAGGCAAGCGCCCTGCGCCTGTGGTCGAGGAAGAGGAAGCCCCCGCACCCAAGGCTAAGACCAAAGCCAAGCCTGCTCCTCTGCCTGCCGAGGAAGAAGAGGAGCCCGTAGTCCGCAAGGAAGAGAAGAAGCCCAACGCTGTGCCCAAGGCGAAGGCTGACTTGTCTGCCATGGTGGACGATTGGGACGAAGCGGAATAAGGAGTAGATCATGAAACTTATGACACGCGATTCCACTCCAAGAGAGTTTCAAAAGGTTTACCGCAAGGGTGACGTTGTATATGTCCCGCACTTTCGCAACAGCGACGTGTATGTAGGCCCCGGATACCCCCGCTTCACAAAGCAACGCTACAGTGAATTTGAGCTTGTAGCCAAAGGTGCTGTTCAGGAAAGCATGCCTTTGTGGACAAGGGGTAAATACGGAATGGTAGACGACGCCAACTTATAAATATCGGGGGGAACGCTGTGCAAAGGCTTTTAAGCTTGCGGACGAGCAGTTAGTACCCCCACCTACACCATGCCATATTCACCACAAGTAATTGACGCAGTCAAGAAAGCGCCTAAGACGTTGGGTAACCAACTTGGGCGTTGGGCTGTGCATCATGACTTCTCTGCCATCAAGATAGCCAAAGTAACCGGAGCCTCTCGGCAATCTGTTTACAACTGGTTCAATGGTGGTGAAGTATTCGTGGCTTACCGACCCTCGGTCGAAGCTATCCTTAAAATTTTACAAGCGTCCAGTACGGGCGACGAAGCTTGGAGACGAACATGCAAAGCATTCAACCTAAAAACTTGAGCGACGAAGAGATACTGCGTCAGGTATATCTGATGGGTAATGAGATGCTTCCAAAAGAATGGGTGGAAGAACTCTGCACACGCTTAGCGGCGGCAATCGACAAAGCTGAAAACAAGTACGACGAAGGCTTTGCTGACGGCTTTGCAGACGGCACAGAACACGCAAACGAATTCCCGCTAAATAAATAACCAAAGGATACACATGACATCCGCTGATTTTTTAGCGGTGGTTTTGCCGTCCGAAGGTTTTGGCCTGTATTGCGCGGTAGAACTCACAAAGAAGAAAGAGCATGTATATGCGGCAAAGATTGAGGAACTCATCCCGACGATCGAGGAGTGGCACGCCAACAACTACGACGTCTTCTATGGCGTAGCTACCTTTGACAAGAAGCGCGGCGCTGAAGAAGCTCAGTACCTCAAATCGTTCTTTGTTGACTTGGATGGATACGCTACCAAGAAGGCGGCGGCTGACGCGCTAATTGAGTTCCTGACAAGGTCTGGGCTTGATGCGCTAGGTACGCCATGGGTGGTTGACTCAGGCGGGGGCTTGCATTGCTACTGGCCGTTGAAGGACGAGATTCCTGCGACTGTTTGGAAACCTGTTGCCGAGAACCTGAAGCGTCTGTGCAAACAGGAAGGCTTCAACATCGACATGACGGTGACTGCGGACACTGCGCGTATCTTGCGTGTGCCCGGAACTGCCAACAACAAGAAGAAGTACGCGACGCCACGCCCTGTGCGCGTAGTCCAAGAAGG